AATCTGGTGATGAACCTGCAGCATACACGATATCAGCCACATTGAAGATATCAGTTGTTGCAGAAGCTCCACTATTATTAGTTTGTATTTCAAACCTTTCGTACGGATCATCCGTAACGAATCCTTTGATATCAGTAGCCGCATTAGATGCGTCTAGGTGATTGGCAAAGGTTGGCTTGCTTGTTGATGCGTCGGTAAAAAAGACACCTGTGATCGCACCGAGTAAAGCATCACCTGCTGCAGCCACTCCAATTGTTCCAGTGTTTAACATTTTAACTGGATCTTGGAAGTAGATCGCTGTTGCAGAAGCTGCAATATCGTACTCGGATAAACCTTGGTTATCTCTATTCTGACCGACTTTTCCGATTGGTTTTAAACCAAAAGGTGCGTCTTTGTTTGCCATATAGTTTTCTCCTTATTAAAGTTTATCCAGGGAATCGCTAAAAAATTAATTTTTCTTTGATCCACCGAAAGTTACACGAGTCTGCCTATCAATATTGATTGGCATACTACTATGCTGTTCCTTCATAAGGTCGTTGTCTAAAGCTTCGACTTGCTCTTGCGATTGTTTCGCATAATAAGCTTGTCTTTGTTTTGCGACCTCTTCCGGTACCCTTGTCAGCACAAGGCCACCTACTCCGATCACTCCTGCGTACTTTCCATCTTCGACAATTGGATAATCGCTATCTGGATATTCATCAGCTCTTACGAGTTCGTATCCTTGTCTTATTCTTCCAGCAACATTTTTCGTGTCCTGAAATCCAAGACTTTCAGCTCTTACCCATCTGTGCCTAAATCCATTTGGCGCAGGGGGTGCGTCTAAAGCAGACGGTGGAGTCCATACTTTGGGTTTGGATTCTTTTTCCCTAGTTTGGCTCGCACGAGGGGTTCTTTTGTTTTCTTCGCTCATATGCCTATACCTCCTTCGTGAGTTTTAATTGTTTCGCATACTCTTCAAGTGGCACACCTAATTTTTTAGCGATTGCAACTTGAGACGGCGTGAGTCTCACAGTTTTGCGACCTGATTTTGTGCTTCGCGTCGCTGACGCTACTGTCTGCACAGGTTTGGTCGATTCCGTTGACTCTGGTTTATCAAATTTATGAGGGAATTCAAGTCTTATTCTTTTATCCACCTCAGTATAGTATTCATCTGATTTAGGATCATATCCTTCTTCGTCAACCAGTGTTTTATGTAAATCAAAAGCAGTGTAAGTCATTGCTTTATCTTTACCAAACCATGCGTTTTTTGCTGCCCAAGCTTCAGCTTTAGGGTCAACTTTAAGTTCTGGTTCTGGTTTTGAAGTAGGTATTTCAGCAGTCTCCTCAGTTTTCTTTGGCTGCATTTCTGCAGCTTTTGTTAACTCTTGGATTCTTGCTTCTTCATATCCTAACTGTGCGATTTGCTTTGAGATTTCTACCTCAGCATTGGTGTCACCTGCTTCTCTAGCTTGCGCTAGTTTTGCTTTTTGTGCATCAAGTAATGAGCTAATTTTCTCTTGCCTATCTTTTACAGATGTTGTTTCCAAAGATGAATATTTTTGAGTTAAATCTTCAGCTTTCTCTTTTTGGATTTTTGCAAATGACAAAGCCTCGTCTCTTTGTCTTTCCGCTTCTCTCCATTTTTTAGTTAGCTTTGCTATTCTTCTTTGAACGTCTCTACTATAATCTTCTAATTCTTCTTTCTTTTCTTCTTTCTTCGTAGCCTCTTGTGGCTCGCTGCTGGCTTCTTGAGTCTCAGCAACTACGGGCTCTTCAGTTTCTTCAACTGGAGCAGTATCAGTTGTTTGATCTTCTTTTAATTCGACCTCAGTATCAGGTCCCGAAGTATCAATGTCAACTGTCTTGTTTTCTTCTACTTGCATAGTTTCCTCCTATGTTAATATTGATGAAGTATATCTTCTGGGTTTGCGATAGTTGCGAGCACTTCATCGTCATTTAATATTCTCACCTCGCCTCCATCGATTTGTATCCTAGAACCTGCGTAACGTGCAAAGATTACCCAGTCACCTGTTTTGCACCATGGTCCTTCAGGAAACTTTTCTTTATCATAACAATGTGGTCCTTGTGCAAGAACAAGTCCGCACGTTGCTCCCACTTGTTGTCTCTCTAAAGTTTCTTGTCCAAAGTATAAACCACCTTTTGATTTCTCAGGCATCTTGAATGGTAATACAATCATTCTCCAACCTGTGGGTTTAGGAAGTTTATCTTCTTCTTTAGTTTTTAATCTCTCATAAGCCGCGTCTTTGTCTTCATCTAGCTTATTATATTTTTCTTCTAACGCTAATTTAGTCTTCGGAACTTCTTCCGAATTCGATGATGTTATCAGCTTTTCGCTCATCCTTCTTCTCCTTTTTTTCGTTTTCGTTAAGTATATCTGTTAATGCTTGATCCATAGATTGATAAGCATGTGCTTGACCTAACAGATATTTATATTGTTCGTAATCTTTTGCATTTCCTGCAATCATTGAGTCACCTACCGCTTGGTAGTTGTCTCTCAATTCTTTTCTAATTTTTTTTACTAGATCTTCAAATGTTAGCATTTCCACCTTTTTCTAGCCTGGCGTAGTCTAGAATTAGGATCTCTTGCTGCTTTCGGAAATTTTTTCATTTGGCCGGCGCTTCTTGCGCAAAAGGACTTACGTCTCTTCGCAGCTTTTGATCCAGGTTTGACCTTGCCTGTGACCGCTGTTTGTAGTTTTGAACCGGGATTTGCTCTTCTATAGGCAGCGACACCGGCTCGTGTCATGCCTGCTCCGGCCTTTGTAGGCCTGAAGTTCTTCTTGTTTCTTGCTGGCATCTTATCTCTTCTTGCCATTTTTACCCATTCTTTGAATATGTTTTTTAACTATCTTAGCTTGTTTTGCATGTGTCTTTGATGCTTTTTGCAAACCTTTAACAACTTTCTTTAAACCTTTTACCATTAGATTAGTCCTTTATAATATTTTCTGTAAGATGGATTTGATAACTCTACACCGCCATAACTTCCTTTGATTGATCTACCAAAGTATGGAGTTGTTGTTCCTCCTGGTCCACCTTTTGCTTTTTTTGTTCTTTTCACAATTGTTTTTACATTTGTTGGTTTACCACCAACGCCTTGAGCTACTGCTCTCTTTCTTTTTACCGCTGAACGTCTTTGTCCTTCTGACATGCTTCTTGCTTTTGCAAGTGGGACACATTTTGGATACTTACGTTTTGCGTCTGCTTTTTGTTTTGATCTTCCACATTTTGCAAAAGATCCATCTTTTTTCTTTGAGCCAATGTCGACCCATTTTTGTTTGAACCATTTATCAAGACCGTTTTTAGCCATGGCTCTAAAAAACCTTTGTTACTTTTCTTCTATTCGACATTACTTTTCCGCAACCGGTTGCAATGCCTCCCTTTTTTAATCCTTGTCTTCTTAATCTTTGAGTAGCCTCTGTTAAACCACCGCCTGCTTTGTAAACTCTACCACCGGCAGCTTTTGGTTTACGTCCTTTAAAATCTTTTCTCTTTACACCAGATGGATCTTTAATTTTACCTGCACAAATTTTGCTGGCGTAGGCGTTCGCATATGCTGAGGGGTACACAGCAAATTTTCTCTTCGCTGCGGCTTTACCTCTTGGACAAAGTTTAGTCATTATTTTTTACTCGCTTTATCTTTGCACTCACAATCGTGATCACAAACACATGGTGTAATACCAAACAGCTTGCAAAAGATTTCGCAAATTTTATTTTTAATTTTTTGCAACATTATTTTTTACCTTTGAAAGGCGATGGTTTTTTACCTTTGTAAGGCGATATTCTCTTTTTTGCTAAATAATTTCTAAGACCTTTGTTTAATTTACCAACACCTGATTTCATCGCTTTTTGTTCTGTTTTATCAGCTTTCATCATTGGATTTTTTTTCATGCTTTTAGCTGCAGATTTCATAGACTCTGTTCTATTGTTATCTTTGTCTAAATCTAAAAAGTCAGGTTTTGATCCTGATTTTAACATTTTTCTTTTCATCATGCCGCCGCCCATTTTTTTAACACGTCCACCTTTCATATAACCTTTTGGTGATACCTGTTTATTGTATAGTCTGTTTACCATTATTTTTTCCCTCCATTTCGGAATATTTGTGTTCCCTTTATACCATAAATGCTCGCCACTACAAGGATCCATAAATTTGTGAACCACGTCGGAAGCTCTGAGAACATCTTGAAAAATAATTTTACTTTATCCATTGCAGTTGGGTCATCTGATACGACTGCCCAAGCCAAAATCGCGACGGGCAAACTTAAAATTATCAAAACTGCCTCGTCTTTCCAGTCTGATTGACGGGCTTCTAACAATTTTCCCTGGTAAGCTTCCTCACCACGTGCTTGTCGCTCAGCGTGTAATAATTGTGCTTCAGACATAGCCATTTTAGCTTTTTGTCTGTTTGCATAAATTTTACCGCCAGCATTTAGGGCTAATTTAACAGCACTTAACCACATAATTAAAACGCTTTTGATTTTCTTCTTTTTTCTGGAAGCACTGCGCCTTGTCCTTGAACTTCTAGCTCAGGTCCACCAGTACCAATTTGATTATAAGCAGCATTGTAAGTTGTTTTTGAACGAGGATCCATGTGGATTTCTTGCTCACCAACTTTTGCTTCTTTAATCTTATTTTCTTTTTCCATTTTTGCTCCTTTTTTGTTTCACGCCTGCTTCTCGCAAAGCAATAGCGATTGCTTGTTTTCTATTTTTAACTTTTTTATCAGATTTTCCAATAGAAAGCTTCTTTTTTTTAAATTCTCTCATCACTTTTGCAATTTTTCGGTCTTGTTTTTTAGTTTGAGTCATTGTCACCTCTAATAACAGCAATATTACCCATCATATCACCTGCTTTTGGCAATGTTTTGGATAAAATAGTCTTTTCAATTGATGTATTAGCTCTTAATTTTGCTAATTCTTCGTTTTGTTTTAGTTTTTCGTCTTGATTTTCTTGGTTCATCATTGCTCTCATCTTATCAAGATCAATTCTCTCATTTCCTTCACGTTCTTTTCTCTCATTTTCCATTGCTCTAAGGTCTAATTCTCTAGATCTTAGTTTTGCAACAGGATCATTATCAAACTGTGAGGTAATTTTCTTTTCTTCGCTTAAAAACTCTTCCATAGATTCAGCAATGAGTTTTGCTTTTCTTGCTTCAATTTTTTGTGACAGCATTCTTGCCTGCATTTGCATTTGTGGATTCTGCTGCATCGCTGCAACTGTTCTTAATTCTTGTGCAAACTCAAGTTCAACTTGTTCTTGAGCCATTAAACTGATGTGTTCAAAAATATTTTTTTCTAAGGCCGCCATTACCGGTGGATTATTTCTTGCCATGTTTGTTGCCATGAAAGACAAGTGAGCTTGAATGTGTGATCTGTGATCTTGACCTGGAAACGCTTGGAACGGTCGCCCTGCAAGAGCGTTGATATGCTCTAACGCAGGGTCCATTGGTTGTGGGGGTTGTGGTCGAACTAAAATTTGATCAACGTCTTTTACACCGATGGCTTCATACATGTTTCGGTACGCTTGATATAAATTATGTATCTGTGGATTGGACATTGCCAATTGCAACTCCGTCTGCGCAAGGGAGATACGCTGTGTCTGAGAGAATATATTTGGATCTGCAACTGGCAATATATCTACCCTGTCATCAAAGTCAGACTGTTTGATGAGACGTTGTCCTCCGACAACATCATAGGGGTATTCTTGGGGTAGATAAAGCTTAAAAACTCTTGATAATAATTTAAATTCTTTTTTGAGTGCTGCGTAAATTCTTTTGTGAATTGCAGACATTGTTCTGCTTCCTCTTTCTAAAAGCGCAACTGTCGTTCCCACTGCAGCGCCTTGATTCCCGTCTCCTACTTGCATGTCAGCTATAGATGCAAAACGCTGACCTGCTTGTACAACGACACCCAATAAATTTAAAAGAGTTTGAGATGGCTCTTTGAATGGTAGAGTCATAAACGCATCTCTAATATTTCCACCTGGAGCGTCTACATCTCTAAACTCTCCTGGTTGAATAGACTGTGCGTCATCTCGAATTCGGATACCTCTTTGTTTAAAACCTGCTGGTAAGTTTGATAATGTTCCAGCATCTAAGAGTTGTCGTAAAGCAGCTGTGGCTGTTCTAGATAATCCACCGATCATGTGAATTAAACCAAAACCATAAAAGCCAAGGCCGGGTAAAAATTTAAAATGTACAAAGTAAGAAATTTTTTTCTTTAATGGATCTCCTGCTTCGTAGTTTCTTCGAATAGATAAAACTCTTCTTGATCCTTCATCCATGGTTACAATGTATGGAATCTTAATTCCTGTTGGTTCACCGTTTGTGTCAACGTCTTCAAAACCTTCTAAATCTAAATTAACATGACACTCAAGTAATGTGAAAACATCTTCGTCTCTTCCTGATTTTGAAGTGCCTTCTAATTCAAGTTCTTTTTTCTCTAAATCTGTTAAATTATTTTGACCTGGTTTAATATCAATGTCTCTGTAAAAACCAGCTACTTGTTGTTTTCTTAATTCGTTTTCAGAAATTTTTACTTTGTGAATAATTGCTTCGGCATCATCTAAACTGGTTGCAGTGTAAGGCACCACAAGTTCCTCTGCGGGTACAAACTTTGATACCGCTCTTTGCATCATGTCATCGTAATAAACTTTTTTAAATGCAGAACCGGCAAGAGGTAAATAGAATAACATCTGATCAAAGTCAGGTTCATACTCCATCATCTGATCCATGATTTGATAATTCATGAAATCTTTTACACGATTAGCCTGTTGTGTTTTTTCTGG